TCAACAATATAGAAAATGGTTTCTTACCTGCGGTTATGTTAAACTTTAACACAGGAGTTCCTGCACCTGAAGAAAGACAAACGATAGAAGCATTAGTGCAAAATAAATTTACAGGAACTAGAAACGCTGGCAGATTTATGTTGAGTTTTAATGATGATGTGGCGAGTAAACCTACTATCGATGTCATCAACATTGACAACTTACATGAGAAATATGAATATGTTGCAAATTACGCACAAGATAGAATACTTGTAGCACATAGAGTAACATCTCCACTCCTATTTGGTATTAGAACAGAGGGAAATGGTTTTAGTTCTCAATCAGAAGAAATGATGACAGCATTTAGTATTATGCAAACGATGACTATATCACCATTCCAAAATCTTTTATTAAATTCATTAGATTATGCATTGGTTTGTGGTGGTTATGCGGATACAGAATTATACTTTGAACAATTGACACCATTAGTAATTCTTACACAAGCTGCAGAGGATACCGATAAGTCAGTTGGACAAGTAGAGGATGAGACGAATAAATCTATGGAAAATCCTGCAACACAGGATAACCCCGGAGACCAAACTCCAAACGAACCTTCTAAACCTACTAAACCAGCACCAGGTTTAAATGAACCGATAAATCAATACTCTGCGTTTTTCAAACAAGATTATCAAATAACTAATAAATAATATATAACTATGAGCTATGCTTTATTCATAAACCGAAACGATATTATTAAAAATACTCCATTACAAGGAGCTATTGACTCAGATGCACTCCTACCATTTTTAAGAACTGCACAAGATAAATACTTAAAGAATCTATTAGGAACTGTCCTATTTGATTACTTACAAGCACAAATAGTAGCTAATACTGTCTCAACCCTTTCAGTATTTTATCAGGACTTATTAGATGACCATATAAAGAATACTCTAATGTGGTATGGTTGTGTAGAATACATACCATTTTCCTCAATACAGTTCAAATCCAATGGAAGTGTTAAGCAACAATCAGAACAGGGAATTGCCCCTTCTAAATCGGAAATAGATTATCTTTTAAGTAAGGCAGAAGCAAACGCTGATTACTATGCACTTCGATTACAAAATTATTTAGTTGCATATTCTAATCAAATACCGCAATACTTGCAATCTGTTGGTAATATGACACAAATATATCCAGACCAAACGAATCAATATTTTAATGGGCTTCAACTATAATAAACTATGGCAACATCATTTTTACAAAATAATTTAGGGACAAACTATACATTATATTTTAATGTAATTGAGTATTTTAATACTATAATGCAAAATCACCCTACAATACAATCTGTAACTCAAGGTGATATAAGTGATATAGACGTTGAACAATACCAATTATATCCTTTGGGTAATGTAAATATATTGAGTGCAGAGTTTAATTCAAATACAACGGATTATACAATTCAGTTAATAGTTGCTGATAAGATAAAGAATAAAAATAATGAATCAGTTGGTAGAACAAATGCATTAGATGTCCCTTTTTATGGGGTGGATGATACTATTGATATATGGGCAAACACATTAGGAGTTGTAAATGACCTTACCTCATTCACACAATATTCAGTTGAAAGTTTTAATATCAACGACCAAATCACAAATGAACCCTTTGCTGAGAGATTTAATAATGGTCTTGCAGGTTGGGTTTCTACCTTTACACTTACTACACATAACGATAGACCGAGATGTTTATATAACTTATATCCGTCAGGGTCTTATTAAATTAAGATACTATGGCAGAAGTTAGATATAAAAGAGCATTAGAAAGCATTGCAGTTAAAATTAGAGATTTAGCAATTGCAAGAGCACCCAAAGATACAGGTGCCTTAAAAAGAGCAATATATAGTGCAAATACTCCGGCTAAAACTAAAATGATTAAAACTACTAAAAACTTAAAAAAAATTAGTATTTCATTAGATTATGCACCGGATGCAGCACCATATGGAGAATTTTTTAATGACCCTCCAAAAGTAATCAAAAGAAAAGCATTAGAGAAAACTGCAAGGAAAAGAGGCAATTGGAATTATGCAGTAAATGCCATAAATGATAAGGCATTAGATAACGAGTTTAGGGATTTATTAGATACATTAGGAGATTATGTTGTAAATGAAGTAGAATATGAGCTAAGTAAATTTTAATTTATATTCTATGCCCACTACTTTTTCTATTTTTATTGGTTAAATAATAAATAACTAATTACATGTCATATTCTTTTATACAAACACCGGCCAGTATGTCATTGGCGCAATCGCCGGTTATATTCGCGGTATCATCTTCACAATATATTACCGAAAGTAATTTTCAATATATAGGTGAATTAACTATATGGACAGGTTCTCTTACCGCAAGTGGTAGTGGAGATACGTGGACCTTAGCAAAGTATCCATCTGCAACTGGTTTAACGGGTATTTTTGATTTGAGTAGAATAATAAACTCTACACAAACAGAATTGATAGAACAAAATATCTCTCCGATTAAATATTTCCGTTTCGATAGCTATTATCGCTATCAAACAGGTTCATTATATCTTACAGGTTCTAGCATATCCTCTTCAGTATTTCAAGCTGGGGATGGTTATCAGTTATTTCCAGAAACAATAGGTGCACAAGTAAATACTTTAACACCACTTTGGCCTTTAATGACTAATGGTCCAACAACTCAATCTGTTTTTACAGATAATATTGGAACTAGCACAGTTTTTGTTGGTGATGTTGGACAATCTATTCCTACAAAAATAGTTTATTCAGGTAGTACGGGTAATGGACAATTTATAGTATCTTCCTCAACTACTGATTCAAATACTTTGGTTGCAGGATTTCCAAATGCTCCTGCACAATCAGGCTTTCCTTTATCTACTGGTAGTTTAAGTGCATATACTATACAACCATATGCAGGTAGTGTTCCATTGGGACAACCAATTACATATAATATAACTTGCCAACAAAAGTATCCAAACATTAGAATTAAATGGAAAAACCGATTTGGTCAATTTGATTTTCTAAACTTTGATATGGTAAATAGACAATCCATATCAAGTGAAAGAAGGAATTATCAACCTCAATTGGGTAGTTGGCAGAGTAGAACTTTATCTTACAATTCATACGATACACAAAATCTCGCATATATTATTGATTCCAAACAAACTATTAGTGTAAATTCAAATTGGTTGAGTGAGGACTATAATGATATTCTAAAACAATTATTAGTTTCTGATGAAATATATTGGATGCAATACAATACAACAGAAGTAAAACCTTTAACGATTACAACCTCAAATATACAATTCAAAACAGGTGTGAATGATAAACTTATTCAATACCAATTTGATTTCCAATTAGGACAAAATTACAAGCTAATAATTTAACAACATGGGTATAACCAGCACACAAGGTTTTAAGTTTAAGTTAGTAGCTAGTGGAAGCTATGGTAGTCAACAATTAGATTTATTTGATGATGAGGAAATCCGTTTATCGGATAATGTCACAGGTCTATTTGATATTGGCGTTCTTCCATCTGATTTTACTCGTCAAATTACTTTACCGGGTTCAAAAACTAATAATAAGTTTTTTGAGTTTGTATATGATATAGCAATAGAAAACCCATATCTTTTTTCAACAAATGTTAAAGTATCAGCATACTTTGATTTTGATGGTATATATCTTGCATCAGGATATATTCAATTAAATAAAGTAAATGTATTATCTAATAAGTTTATTGAGTCATATGATGTAACAATATTTGGAACTCTATCTTCATTTGCTAGAGATATTAATAGAAACTTTTTAACTGATTTAAGTTCTCTTGCTCAATACAATCACACTGCCTCTTATGATAATATTGTCAGTAGTTGGAGTGGTTCGCTTTTTAGTGGAGATATAGTTTATCCACTTGCAGATTATGGCAGTGGTTATCAATTTACTTCCGGTCAATATCAATTGTTTGGTATGGATGATACCAATGGTGCATTAAGTGTGCAAAACTTCAAACCTGCAATTAGAATCAAACCTGTATTAGATGCAATCTTTACAGAGGCAGGATATACCTACTCATCGTCATTTATGTCACAATCTTTTTTAGATGATGTCTATATGGTGTGTAACAACTCACTTAAATATCCTGAGTTTAGTGGTTATGATTTGGAAACTTATGGTAAAATAAAAATAACTGCAATCTCAGGTAGTGGTATGACAGATATAAACTTACCATCAGGTAGTTTTGTTACACTGCCATGGTTTAATGCCCTATCAGACCCACAAGGGTTTTATAGTAATGGTGCATATACAGTTGAGAAAAGAACTAACCTAACCGGTGTCCTAAATCTAAATATAAATGTAAGTTGTTCTGCTAATAATATGCCAGGAACTCTTACTGCAAATGGAACGTGGCAAATGAGGTTATTAGAAACTGGTAGTTCGCTTCCTGTTGCAACCCGTGCAATACAATCTTATATCTTTTTCTTTGACGAATTGCAACAAAGTAGAAATGGTGGTATCAATCAAACCTATGAATTAGCAACAGAATTTATTTTTGATGATGTTCCAGTAGGAAATTATTATTTCCAAATACGCCAATCACCTAACTTTCCATCTTCGGTTGCATCCCTACCGCTCGTAACAATGGACCCGCAAGGAACAACTAAATCTTATTTACAAATTAAGGAAGTCAAACAGGCAGTAGATGGATTGGTAATGGATATACCTGCCAACATGCCATTTGGGACAGTGGGGATTAAGCAAATTGATTTTATAGTAGGATTACAAAAGAAATTTAATTTAGTAATCTATCCTAATAAAAATAAATTAAATGAATTTATTATTGAAACATTTAATGATTGGTATAAGACAGGTGAAATAAAAGATTTTAATAGGTTTATCAATTTAGATAAAACCATAGAGGTAATACCAGCTAATAATCTTGCAGTAAATAAATTAAACTTTGGAGATACATTAGATACTGATTATATTTCACAACAATTTGCTAAAGCAGCAAACAGAGAATATGGTAAACAATATTATGTAGATACTCAAAACTATTTCTCACAAGGAGAGTTTAATGTTAAAACTACATTTGCATCCGGTCCTTTGGTTAGGATTGTAGGGACGGGTATATCTGGTAGTGTGAGTGGATTAAATACAGAAATAACACAATATAGTGCAGGATATCAGCACTTCACAGGTGAAACTTATCAAGGTGCAGCATGTGGTGCAGCTGAACAATTTGAAATGTATACTGCAGATGGCACGATTTCACCAGGACAAATTGCATACTATGACCAATATGGTATTACACCAATCACC